CTCTTGTTAAACTTGCCATTTTCTTATTCCTATTGTTATCTATCTATTGTAATTGTAAGTCGTTAAACGACCTTACCAGTATTTATCGTAAACTCATAAAAAAAGCACCATTAAGGTGCTTTTTAAATTTAACTTATTGTGTTAACTGTTAAGATGCACCCGTAAACGCCATTACGCCTTCAGTTGTTAATGCGTCTAATGCTCTAACTGGTAGTACATCTGATCCACTGATGTCTATATCGTTTGGACCAATACTAGTAGTTGTTGCGCCTGAATCTACACCGATCAATCTAATACGTGCTTGTAAATCAACATGGCTATCAAAGTTCTTATCCATAATTAACATTACTGTGCCTGCATTACTGTTTGTAATAAAGTATGCCAATGGGTTAAGATCCATGATAAGTGCTTCAACAACTTCGTTTACTGCATCATCTTCTGCGCGAAGGTCAATTGCGCTGTTTGACGCATTTTGCACTGTAAGCAGATAGCAATGGCATCCTACTTCGTGCTGGACGCCGACTGTCATATGCGCTGTTCCGGTTGTTCTTGTTACTACTGGCATTTTATATCTCCGTTACTTATATCTTATTTTATTCAAAAAGTGTTACAACAGTTGTTGTAATACCAGTGGATCCTACGCCAAAATTTGAAGCTGCATCTGGATGTGCGCCACCTTCTGTAATAATGTGCAATGCATCTGAAGCACCGTCATTAAAACCACCAGTAGTATCGTCACCAATTGCTACTACCATGCTTGTTTGGTTAATAAATGCAATCAGGGCATCTAATTCTGCTTGTGTTATGTTAGTTTTCGCGGCTTTTGTTACTTGGATCGACTTGCCTATCTGCGAACCTGCTCTTACTTTACCTGTGTGGTCTGTATTTGCGGCCATTTTATAATTCCTTTAATCTCTATGCACTAGCGTTTAACTGTGCTTATATATATTTATCTTAACTAGTTAAATCTATTTATGTTAAATGATGAGAATTATAGTGATCCTAGCTTGCGTCCAATAGCATATCCTGCACCAAACCCACCTACCATGCCTATCGCAGTTTTTGCTGCCATTCCCATGCCTTTTTTCTCTGCTGGAACTAATTTCTTTTGTTTAATTGTGGAGGCATACGGTTTAAATAAATCACTGCGAAACTTGCCGTCCTGTCTAAAACTATTGGTAAGACGCATACTTACGCTGGCTCTTTCATTAGGATTAGTTGCACCGTAGTCGCCCATTATACGCCTAGCTTTTTTAAGCAAACTATTTTTAATACCCATGTTCTTTTGTGTCTTTAAGAAATAGGCACGGTCTTGGCTAGGAACATACTTGTCAGTAGCAACGTTTCGTAAATAACGCTTAAAACTAAGTTCGTCAAAAGTAACATTGCCCATGCCGCCAAGTTTATCTGAAAACTTACTAGGATTATTTAGAATTGCAGCCATGTTGTGTAAATCTGTTGCGCCAGTTCTTACATTTGTAAAGTTCATAAAACGCAGTGTGTCTTTAGCATATTTTTTAGCAAATGATGGGTTTTCAAAACGCATTTGTTGTAATACCATTAAGTGCTCAAAGAACCCTTGGGCGATACTATCTTCACTGCGGCCCACTGTGTCTCTAGGGGTACGCATATACTTTGCCTCAGCTAGCTCATCTCTTAGAAATTCAAACATATTATTTAGTAACATTCCTGCTGCCAACAATGCCGGCCCCTGGCTTCCATTGATGGCCTTTTAATGACTTTTTATTTCTTTCGTCCTGACTCATTCCACCGCTATCATCGCCACCATTTTTATAAGGATTGTCTTCTGGTCCTGTAAATGGCTCTCCAGTAATCTTATCACGGACCATATGCGCCAATGGTGCTGACCTAAGGCCTCTTTTAGCTGTTTTGCTAATTCCTCTTCCACTACCTACTAATTTTCCTACTTTGTCGCCAGCGGCGCGGCTGACCGCGGTGCGCACCGACGGAATCCCATCATCAGGTCTTTGTCTAGATTGTTTAATCTGATCTCGTGCCTTGTCAAATCCCTTGTCGCCCTGTTTAATCGTAGTATCTTTGCCATCTGCACCGCGAAGTTTTCCAGTTCTCTTATTAACTGTCCCTGGACCTTTGCCCAAGCCTGTCATTCTACCTGCCCCTTTTGCGACGCTTGATACACCTTTTTTAGCAGCAGACTTTGCCGCGGCTTTTGCAACAACTTTTGCTACTGTCAAAGTTCCACCAGTTAGGGCGCCTAGCCCTATATCTGCTGCAAATTCCCCGAATGCGGCCATTGGCCATTTTGATATATCAGTACCATATTCGGCGGCAAGCAATGCATAAGAGGCGCCGCCTCCTATTCCCATTCCCAGTAATCCAACCTCATCTAACTGTTTGCGACCTTCTGCGATATGCTGTACTTGGCTACGCTGTGTAATATCTAAAATTTTCATGTCTAAATCCTAACTTACCGATATTTATCGTTGCACTGCACGGTTAGCTGCACTAAATGTAGATCTAGGAACTAGCTTAATATCACCTTCAGGGTGTGCTAATACATACCCTTCGCCGCCTGCTTGGCCGCCAATGTTCTGCTGTACAGTGCCGCCCTGTGCATCAATGTCAGCAATAACTTGATCTTTCGCCATCATAATAGTGTTTACTGTTTCCCATAATGCGCTGAACCCAGTTTTATTGTCGTTAATATACTCAGCAATCTTAGCTTTCTTTTTGTCACTCACTTTAGCAGTTTCTAACCACTTACCAAAGTCTGATCCAAGACCACTAAGCCCTGTGTCTACTTTGCTGTTAGTGTAAGCATAAAGGATGTTAGAGAAATCTGACATCTGCATTTGACGTAATTTGTTTTGATCTAATAAACTATCAATAGCGGCGGCATCTTTCTTAATAACTTGTTCCAACTTGTTTAAGGCGGCATGTGGCACCTGTGGTGCTCGTTCAGCAGTAATAGGAGGTACAACAAGGACATCGCTATTAACAAAGATATCCGGATCTTGCAACGGAGTTTCTGTGCCGTCTGGCTGTACTTGTCTGTGAATAACAACACCAGTCTTACTTGCGCCAATCTTCTTACCTAAATCACTGGTTACATCTACTGCATACTCGACGATATTAGGTTTAAATACATAATTTTTATCTCTAATAGGCGGCGTAGTAAAATATAACAAGTCGCCTTTAAAGAAACCCACATAGTCTTTGGGTGTTGCTCTTTCATACTCGTCAAAAATAGCTTTCATATTGCCAGCAAATTTAACATAGCCAGGATTTTCTCTATTCTTACCACCTGATCTGTTTAGGAACATTTGTTCTAACTCTTTAGCACTCTTGCTACGCCCATCATATCCTTTAGCAGTAAATCCTGACTTGTCTGTTAGGATAAACTCGCCGCCAGCATTGCGACCAAAGATAATAGCAGGGCTTCCGTCCCATTTAATAGTAACTTGTTTATGTCCACCTTGGTCCAGATTACGTAGACTTTGTAGGGCTCGTGTTGCACCTTTGCTACCTTCCCAGAAGACAATATCTTCTGCATGTTGGATACGTGCTGCTTCTTTAAGTGTACGTCTAGATCCAGGTGTTACACTTTCCTGCACGTTCTCTCTGAGTGTTATAACACCACAGGCTAATCTTTCTCCTGCATTTCCTGTTTTTAAACTTTCTGCGTCTCCGCCTTTTCCTAGATCATCTTGGTCTTCGTGGACTACAAATCCTCTACCTATAACAGAACGTTCTCCAATCAAGTCTATTCTCTTTGCTTCGATTGTAAACTTTGCTGTGCCTGATTCATCTGCTGTTATATTGCCTAGATCACCAACATGTCCTTTGTTAATGTCTCCGTGGTCTACTCCGTCTGGGTTATAGTGTCCACCCATGCTTTTGCAACCATCGCTCATGTCGCCGAACTCATGTATGTGAAATCCGTGTAGCCCTGGTTCCAGTCCTGTTATTGTACCTTTAATAAGAGTGGGGGTGTTTGGTGCCTGCATTAGCAATATAGTACCCTTTACAGCGTCAGAGTGTTCAAGTATACACTGTGCAACCACTGTCTGTTCTGCTTCGGTAATTGTGTTGATATGTTCACAAGTGCATTCTTTTGCTCTTGTTCTTGGGCATCCGACTTTATCAAACTCAAACAGTAACATCAGTAATACTTTCGTAAAATGGGTTCTTAGGATCAGCATCGCCTGCTTGGTCTTCCCACCAATCTAACTCGTATTTTTCACCGTCGTTAAACATTTTTTTCATGCCAAGTATCGCGGCATTATAATTTTCTTTTACAGGTGCTACTCTGCCAGCAATAACATCCATTACAAAATTTAACGTAGTCGCATTTGCAGTTAAACTTCCGCATCTAGCACCTACTTCGTTCTTTAAGTGGTCTATTAAAATACTACCACTGCAATTTGCTAGCTCATCACTTAGCTCTTCAGGAACTTCTAAGTCAACATAACAGTAAACAAAGTCATAGTGTGGTGCTGGGCTTCCGTGTAGTATATACTCGTCTCTTACAACTACTCTTTTAAATCCATCGATATTTTGCCATACAGTTTGCTCGTTTGTAAACTGTTCAGGTTCACCAAATGTTTTTTCCAGGTACTGACTATACTCAACTGGGTAATCATGGTCCCAGTTATCATAACTTACTTCCTGTTCTTCTTTAATTGACTGTTTAAATTCCATAAATCTCATTTTAATCTCTCCGACAATTGGCTAAACCAATCTGTAGTTCCTACCTCTGTATAAACTGATTCAGGAAGTGTTAGGTTTTCTTTAGCAAAATACTCTTTAACGTCTGCTGTTAGTGCATTATAGTCCGGTCTGCCTTTAAGTTTAGCATTAATGCTTTCAACACTGTCTAAATCACTACGGTTAGCACCTTTGCCTAGTAAAATCTCTGCAATTTGATTAGGATTCTTAGATATCACATCGTTTGTTTCTCTGTTAATCAAACCATCTTTGGGAGACCATTTCATATTTTGTGCTTTGGCTATTGATGCTATAAAGATAGCACGGTGAACGCCTTTATAAGGAGTATCGTCACCGGCACCCTTCATTGTAAACTTCATCCACTCAGGGTCACCAAACATTAAATCTGTTTGCACATACCCTTGCTCGGGATCGCCATTAATAGGTGTTTTAAGATGAACATTTATGCCTGATTTAGCAACCCATTGTCTAACATTGTCGTCAGGATGGTTCTGTTGTGCCCATGCAGCTAATTTATTGTATAACTCGCCCTTGTCAACTTCTTCTTGATTAACAGCAATATCCATGTCGCCTGATGTTGCACGAATGCCTGTTGAACCTAGTTTAAAATCTTTGTGCGGTATTCCAGTAATAGCCTCAACCCATGCTAGTGTGGGATCTACGTCGGCTTTATTAATGCGTTGTGTGACTGGAGTTCCGTCTTCATCTTTAAAGATGTTTCCGCCTTCTGATACTACTTGTCTAGTCATTACTGTCTGCCTTCTTGCACCCTCGCTTAAACTTCTTACCGTCTCTACTACGTATACTATTAAGAAGTCTACGCTCTAAATCTCCAGCAGTGTCAACGTCATAGTTACTATGTATATTTTCAATTAGATTAATTGCACTTTCAATAATATGGCCGCCTCTATTTTCAATTTCATGCTTGCGATCACGTTCGATTATTATTGAATTAAGTTCGTCTAAAATGCTGCGAGTTTGTCGTTTCATATACTTTAGTTCCATACTTTCTACTATTTATATGTTAAATACAGTATAGCAGGAGGAGAAGTTTTATGCAATCTACCACTAGAGAATTAGCAATACACTACGCTAAATTAAGTTCTTATGCGTACATGGACGCTGATTCAGCGTCGTCGCTTTGTAGACAATTGGGGTATTCAAAGGCTAAACTAATCAGTAACGGAAGTGCGCAATGCATGATCTTTACTAATGAACAAGACATCGTAGTGGCATTTAGAGGCACTGAACCTACACAACTTAAAGATGTTCTTGCAGACGTTAAAGCATGGAAGCATCGTAGTAAACATGCTGGATGGGTTCATGACGGATTTTATGACGAAGTTAAAAAAGTATGGGACGAAGTAGTTGCATGTATCAATGCTGAACCAACTAAGAAACTTTACATTTGCGGCCATAGTTTGGGAGGCGGAATGTCAATGATTGCGGCAGCGAGGCTACAAGATCGTGTAGAAGCTGTTTATACATACGGTTGCCCAAGAACAGGTGACAAAGTTTGGCGGTCTAATTGTAGTTTTGTCCATTATAGATTTGTTAACTGTAACGACGTTGTTCCTAAAGTTCCATTAAAGATCATGGGATTCAAGCACTACGGTAGCTTGCAATATCTTAACCACTACGGTGAATTTAGAAACGCAAAATTTTGGCAAAGAACAAAAGATCAATTCCGTGCTAGATTTTCTAATTGGTGCAAGTTTAAGTTCTTTGATGGATTAACTGATCATGTTATTCATAGTTACTTGGGTAAACTTGAACATCCTAATTTTGGATGGGACTCTGCAATAAGCAACGATAAAGCTAGCGACGACAAAGACTAATCTAATACGACCAAATAGCGTGAAGACTGTACCGATTAAATTCTGCAGGTACTGAATTAGGCAACCAATGCGGTATGCCTATTAGGTTGTCACTAATATATCCTGCATTGGTGTTTGGATTAGTATGGACTAAATTGCCGTCGTATTCAAATATAGTTGATAGAGTTGGTAAGTTCTGAATATAAACTTGTAATGATGTCTGTATTACAGGATTATCTGTGTGTCGTTTAATAGTATAGCCTTGGGTATCTTTCCATAAATTTACTCCTCCAAAAACTAAGTTATCTCGTTTTATTAACCTAGAGATTTCTGGAGTAACGTTTTCTAATATGGTATGCGTTTCTTCGACTATACAATCGTAACGCCAGGCTATCTTTTCCCGGTTTGCTATAACGGTTTTATTATCTGCTGTTAACTGTGGTTCCCAATCATCAGCGGCGATGCAAAACTTTAATAATTTTTCTATAATCTGATCAGTAAAGACATCTTCAATTAATATTAATCCATTATGATCAATGCTTAAAGACGCTAACATACTTTTTAAATGCATGGATCCAAACTTAATTAGATCTTGATCTATCATACCGGAGTCCTATCTAAATCACTGGTTACACAATGTAATCCTCCGTCCCAAAACATCTTGTGTCTATAAGGCACAACGTGCGGGGTAATACCGTGACTTTCTAATACACGAAATAATCTAGGATCTTCTGTGCTACAAAAAACATTTCTTGGATCTACAATTAACATATTAACGTCGAAACAACTTTCTTGAACTTCTCCTACCCAGTTTGACAAATATGTTTCTATATAGTTTTGAAATCCCAAACTAGACAACTGTTCTGGTATCCACCACTTGCCAATAGATGCTGCTTTAGATTTACCAAATTCCTTTACCACTGTTGGTCTTACAGTAAATATTTCATGATCAGGAAATATATGGTTAACCTTTATATTAGACCTAGTAATAATAAGATCAGGACTCACAATACATAAACGGCCATCTAGATGTCCGTGTGATTCTATTAATGTAACTTGTTTGTTAGGAAAAAGTGTAGCTAACTTATCTGTTACCCAGGGATCGCCTGACTTCCAATTTCCCACATATAAATCATCTCCGATTCGTTGTACCATTGCGCTGTCGACATTGTGATCATATATAATCTCGTTTCCTAATTTACGTGCTAAACTTTCTAACTCAGTTAGCCAGGTATGATCCAAATAAAACAAGTCTTCTATACTAAAATTGTCATAGCCAGATATTGTACCATTACGAAGCAAATCTACAGGCGGTACCTCTGGCCAGTCCTCTCCCCGAAGGGTGTTCCATAACTCATTTGCGTTAGGGGTTGGCATGAAAACTTTGTCGTCTATTACGGCAGTATAATCTCTGGGTGTTAATGGTGCTGGTAATATCTTTTTTCCATATTTTACATCCAAATAATTATCTGTAACACTGGGACGAATAACTGTAACATCAAATTTACGTAATTGGTTACATAGATTTGCCAGGTCTTCTTCTGTTTGTTCTGCAATAACACACATGGACTTCCTAACGGCCGGGTCTTTTACAAAACTATAGAAGTCAGGCCCGTATGTACGGCCTACAATGCATGTCTTTAATTTATCCCAGTGATTGTATACGTTAAGCATGTTTAACTAACAACGGAGTAATGCAATGCAACCCAGTATTATCTTGTTTAGGATTATGCACACAATGAACAAATTTAGTTTGCTTTAAGTTTAATTTTTCGCATATGTCTTTATTTAATGCACCGTATGTGTTCCAACCATAATCTCTATCTATATGATTCATTAAAAATGATCCGCAACTGAATAAATTGGTATTAATATCAGATTTATAATAATGATTAAGGATAGTAATCCCATCCATTGTGCGTTGTCTACTCCAGCGTAACCCAACACGATTCCAATTTAAACTAAGTTTAGTCATGCTTATACCAAAACTCTGTATACGCGGATGAGTTAAATCAATAGCAATATCACGTGCCATTATCGTCCATGCAAAATCTAGATGTAAGTTAATATTGCGATCTTCTGCAATGCGCAATAATTCGTTCCATTCCCAGCGTATTTCGCCTGTGATAAAGTCTGGCAGTGTAATAATCATTGGCTTGTTAGGCTCTAGCTCTTCAAGCTCTACACCATGCTTACCCATTAGTCCGTAATAAGCATATTCTCTATTAAGTATTTGAAAGCCATCCCAGCCATATTTTAACACAAAACTTTCAATAAACTGTGTATTGCCGCAGGTAACATCAACATAAGGAAATTGTCCAGTGCCATGAAGATCAACTAACTTAGAACCGAGAAACCATTCCTGTGCTTGCGGAACATATTCTTTCCAAGTTATGTGTGCATGGGTATCTTGAAACCATTTATCCTTGAGACTTAAGATATATTTGTCAGAAACAGTTTGGATCTTTGGTGTTACTTTATTAATATCGTACATTATCGGCACCAATCTATTACGTAATTGTAAAAAGGGCTAGTAAATGGTAATCTCCATGTACAGTTATGTCCAAATAGCAATTCAGCTTCTATGTATTTTTCCAAATCTTCACCCGCTTCACGTTGTTGCGTGGCCCAGGGTTCTGGCCAGTAATTTTCGTTGTAACTTTTAATCCAAAGTATATTTCTAATATCTATCCCGTCTACAACTACTTGTTTTAGTTCTACAGTTTGCTCTGGGCATCTATTTGTTTTTCCAGTACGTTCTATTCGTAATACATGGTCGCTAAAATTACACTCGTGCCAAAATTTACAATGCTCTTCGTTTTGAGTTACCATTTTAAGATCGTCGTCAACATAGATACGAATATCTGGCAGAATATCGTCATATGTATATTTAAATTTAAGCTGGAACTCTATGTTCTCCATTATAGTTTAGTTATTCTGCTTTAACCCAGCAAGCATGTTTTTAAGTTTACTGCTTTGCACAGTTGCAGTAACCTTGCTCTCGTCTGTATTGCCGGTTGCCGGGCTGCTCTTAATTTGATCCATGATGTTTCCTTGTGGGCGATTGTCAGTGCCGTCATCAGGCAAGTCTGTCATACGCATTGTGTCAATATTGTAATCTAAATCTATTTTCATACCAACACCAGTACTACTACGTGACTTCATACATTGTATCTGATAACGACCACGTTCACGCATTGCACGACTTGTAAAGATACCGAACACGTTATCAGCAGTGTTAATTTTACTTATGCCGCCACTAATATGGCTATGGTCAAACTCAATCTCTTCCACTGCGCTCCGGTTTAACTGACTCGCTGTTACCATTAGGATATCAAGTTCTTTTGCTAGGTTGCGCAATTCTTCACTGACATACTTGTCTTTAACAAACAAGTCATTGGGACTTACCTTGGCACTAACTGGCATTAACAAATCTAAATAATCAACCATAACAAAGTCAATTGGCATTCCTGTTTGTACTTGCACTTCTTTTAAGTATGCACGTATGTCATTAATGTTGCTTTGTGCTGACAATGCCTTAACACGATACTTTCCAGACTTTTTGCCTACCATCTTAACTTTCATAGTAGTTGTATCCATGTCCCTGCGGATATCTTTTGTACTCATATTGGATAGCATTGCATCTGTGCGCAAACTAGTTAGTGCTTCACTAAGTTCTAACGAAATATATACACCACTAAGTCCTTGTAGTACCCAGTTAAGAGCAATGTTCATTAATACTAAACTCTTGCCTGATCCTGATCCACCTGCAAAGATGTTAAGTTCGCCTTTGCTAAATCCACCATACAATATCCTATCCATGGCAGTCCAACCAGTGCTTACCTGGCCACCACTGTTGTAGTAAGCATCAATGCGAGTCTTGGGATCATGGAAGTAATCTGTTCCCATGTCTCTGGTTAAGCTAATTTGTACCGCATCTTTAATTAGTTTCTCAACTGGGTCATACTCGCCTTTCTCTAACATGTCTGCACTTTTAAGGATTGCACGTTCTAGTTCTTGGCGCTTTGTAAAACTCTCAAACTCCATCATAAACCAATCATTATGGCCATCTAACATATCAGGGATAGGCTTTAACTCTACACCTACGGTTGCCTTAACCATTTCATAGGTAGGCAATGTGGCATGCTTTGTGCTATGCTCTGCGATAAATGTTGCTGTCTCTTTAAGACTTCTATCAAAGTTTTCTGGATTAAAGATGTTTTGCACTCTGACATAATTCTGTGCATCCTGCATCATCATTTCTAAGAATAACTTCTGTAAGTCTGCAGAATACTCTTTAGCCATTAACTTTCCTCACATTTTCCACAGTTAAAGATACAATAATCTGGTCTAGTAATCTGTATTGTAGCATAGAAACTATCAAACATGCTAATTTGATCACTTAATTTACTAGTTTTAATATTATAAGCCTCTTTATTCTTATGCCATTGACTCTTATAATGAAAGTCAAAGTGTTTGCTATAACAGCATGGCGAATAGTATCCGTCACTGCTAATAAAATGCATTATGTTATTCTTACATTTAGGATCTATAATAAAATCTCTTGATGTAGTAGTTTCGAAGCTTCTTTTTACAATATCCTTGGCACTTACTAACGATTCTATCGTAGGCCGTTGGGTGTCAATACTCTCGTCTTTGTCATTCCATCTGTCACTAGGATCAACTTTAAACTCGTCTATTCCTAATTTATTTGATAGTAACCGTGTAGATTCTATATCATTTTCATTAAACTTAAATGGGATATATTTCCATACTACTCTTGCTGGGCCTAATACGCATTCGTCTATACCAACCCGAATGCTAGACCAATCTCCGTTAATACGATAACGTGTAAAGTTATCTGGAGTACCGTCAATGCTAAATGTTACTGTGTCTTTGTCGTCTAGTATCTCATTAAGTTGTATCCACCATGATTTGCTTTTACGGCTGCCATTGGTAGTAATTTTAACAGAGTTAGCAACTAGTTTACTTACTTTTACTAACTCTAAAAAGTTGGCATGGTATATTGGATCTCCTAAGTTACCACAAAAGAGAATATTATCTATGTCGACATCAATAAAAGTTTTAAAATCTTTAACATCAAGGTCGTTAATAGGCAATGCCTTTTTACCAAATTTAGATAATAACTCTGTCCTTTCACATCTCGGACAGGCCAATGTACATCTACTCGTTGGTTCTACATGTAAACTAACCAAGGCGTTTCCTCATCAAATTAATTTTTAATCTATTAGTTTGTTTAGCATCAATAATACTCTTTAACGTAAACAAACGACCGTATCGTATAACAGCGGCATTAATGTCTTTAACATCAGCCTCCCACTCTGGGAAACTAACACTCCATCCATACTCTAGTGCATCGTCTATTAACTTTTGTCCTGCTTTGTCTCTGTCAGGTACCAACACAATTTCCCTGCCCAGTGTATCAATAATTTGTGCCTGGGTGTCATTGCATCTATTGGTAAGTGTAGCAACACCACCAATAGTGAGCGCATCGATAATTCCTTCACATACAACACTAAACTTTCCTCCTGGGATTTGTCTGTCTATTCCGTAAACGTAGTTGCTCTCATAGTTATTAAAGTATTTGGGTTTGGTCTCATTATCTGCAGCTCTTGCTGTTGAGCCTATAACACGCCCTTGCCAAGTACAAGGAATAATGATACGCTTATACATTCTAGCAGGTTTAGTATTACTCCACAATAACTCTTTTACTGGCATCTGTCTTTGTTGTGCATATTCCAGTAACTCTGCTGGGCCTTGTGTTAATGGCACACAATCTTGAGGTAGTTCACGCTCTGGAAACTCAATAGTAAACTCAGGCTCTTGTACTTCCTCCTCTATTACAACAGTATCTTTAATACGCAGAGCTTCAACTACTGCCCGTTGTCGTTCATTTTCGTCTACGCCCAACCAATCTAATAGTTTACGGAACTTGTAACTAATATGTCTTCCGGGTTTCCAACCAGTCTTGTATCCACAGTTAAAACAATGGTAACTAATACCCTCGCCATCAGTAATAACACCGCCTCTGCCTTTCTTATCATAACTTTCGCCATTATGCGGACAGCAAGGCGCATTAAAACTTGACCAACCGCTTGGGCCACGCTTATGCCTGGGAAGGTTGTCAAAGACTGTTTGTTGTATAGAATTCATAGACTAATTCTAACTGGGGATATGTTGTTCATAAGATTATAGTTTAATAACGCAATATTGTCAACCGTTCCGTATACAAGAACTCCGTACATGTCTTCTATCGACCATTTTTTAATACCCCAATGTCTACACCAATCATTTTCGTATAATTTCCACCATTCGTTAAACCCATTATCATCAATGTTGTCTAATAGATCTATATCCTGCATGGCTACACAAAGCACAGGGTTAAAATTATCCCAGGGTTTGGCTAGTTCGCAAATACGCTTAATGTTATTAGGCTCACTATCCTTCCAATATTGGCAAGGAGGTTTTCCTAGTTCTGCCCACTGTGTAAACACATCACCAGCGTTTATCTTAGTAGTCAAATCAGTATACAAGTCTTTATTAATTTTTTTTATTAATGGACCAGCCTGCTCGCGCCAATCTTGTCGATATATACTAGAAATCTTTGGATTTTTTTGTTCACATATATGTATATGCTCGTGGAAGTCTAACCATGTTGGGTTTCCGTTATAGTTATCTTCATATATTTTATGTATTAGGTTATAGTAAGTTTGATCTAATCTTAAACATCGTGATATGTCTATGTCTATATCTAAAAGTTTACCAAAATGTGCTAACTTATCCACTAAACTTTTAAAACTGTGTTGTGATGTATAGCTGGGATAGTCCCAGGCTTTAAAAGGAATATCAATATGCTGAAGATGCCGATATATCTTATGTACTTCAGACCAGGCTAGGCAGTCACGAGTTTTAATTAATATACTAGATTTATCATTAAATAGCAATTCCATATTAATATTATAGCAGGTTTATTGCCTGAGTTGCAAGATATTTCTGCTCGTTACGAGCTTGATTAAGCAAATCCATACCGCATTGATAATTAAGTTCACACCGTACTGGGTCAATATCCACACTTGTTAACTTGGGTATAACTGCTTGAGTTTTTAATGGTGCTTGAAGCCCGTCATAAAAATCACAGCCAAACACCTCTGGAAATACATCAAATCCTAAACTCTCTAATAATTTATTACTGTTGTTGCCTAAATTTACGAATGGATGTTTGGCTACAATAGGCTTAAACGTTTTTTCTGTTAAGAACTCTGTATTAGTCCAGTATGTTTCTAGCACTATACTGTACTGAGTATTAGCATACCAATTTGGATTACCGCACGTAAAGAAGTCTGTATTGTTTCCGTGTGTTCGTGTTTCATCACCCTGTAACACGACAGGCATAGTGCTTACTAACCATTCTGCAAATTTATTACTGGGCTGGTAAGTAAAATTAGTGTCAGCCTGATACAGTTCAGCTACAATCTCTTGCATAGGCCTAGGAGTTCGTCCATGTATTGCTCTAGTATTAACTTCACCTAAGTAACTTACAAGATTATTTTCTAGTAATCCAGATTCCCATAACTGTTCTAAGAATAATAATCGTTCTGGCTTATGGTTTCGCATCATGCACAAGAATGTACCAGTGTCACAGGGAACAGCAGGAGCTGTGTTTTTAATTAAATTAAAGTGAAACCCATATTGATATTTCCAAGGTACTGTTTTTATTTTATTGTGTTTAGCCGATAACTCTGGGTCACTGGTAATAATAATAAAGTTTATGTCCATGTCATCAAGTAAGTTTTTTATTCTGTCATCAGCAGGATCCCACCAACAATACAATATCACAGTGCTTCCACTGTAGTACTTCTTAAGATTTCCAAAGTTAGGCAGACTAAATGTATCAGCATACCATACGTTAGGCACTGATCCCACTGCATCTAATAAACATTGTAACATACTACCTTGTGGAGTAGGCTGGTTATAATGTTCGTTACTGAAACTTAAACTAAATTTCTCCGACATGTCTTAATTTGCCGTTTCCTGTGTTAACTTTATCTTGTATATTAGGTAATCTATGCCTGGGTATTTTCTCAGGATAATATACTTTTCCATGCTGACTTACATTAAATATATAATTGTTTGATTCTTCTGCTAGTGCATCTATTGCTGTGTGATCTAAGTCAATGGGAAGTTGTAAGTCATTCCATAAACCCTTGGCATACTTTGCATGTTCCCTGGGACTTGGATGTCTATCATTAGGTAGTGTTTCTCTCCAACTTGTTTCTTGGCTATCTTTAGATGAATAACCCAACGCCTCGCCCATACTAGTATAAAACATGTTGGTAATATTATTAAATTGATTTACATAATCTGTATGTAAACTTACATGCTCGATGCTTGTAAACAAGAAGTCGCAGCCAACATCTTTTAGTATTTTATTTGCAGCATAGAAGTAACTTAAATTTTCTAACGTACTTTGATGTTCATTCCAATACTTAATCATACGTTCTTTATCTTGATACAGGTATGCATTGCCAGGCATATCCCAGCCTGTATCGTGTGCATAATCCGCAATACGATGCGGTTGACTCCACATAATAATAACAATATCTCTATCGGTAATGTCTTGTGTAGCAATACACTCTGTTAAACTATGGAATATAAAGTTGTTACTACCGCCTGGTAACGCCCAGTTATGATATTGTTTTGCTATTCCGCCTGTGTACAAATAATCAGACCAAGTTGGCCACTTGTACAATGTAAAACTACATCCAAATACAAATAATCTGTTATACAATATTTTTTCCCGTTGCCCAACTGTATAGCATTTCAGTATAATGTTTATGACCTGCCTCGTTAGGATGATCTCCTGGTGCTAAGAAATCCTTGTTTAATCTTTCACCTTCATTCCGCAACACATTTTGCATATTCTGATCGCCTTGGTGGTAGATAGGAAACTTATATGGAGTAGTAATATTATCCAATGCATTAAACTGTATTATCTTAATGTTATTTGCCTGGCACACGCTGTTAACAAATAGTTTGGCATGATTGGTTTCTGTTGCATTCCTGTCATAACTTAGTGCTAACCATTCTTTAAAACTTGCATTGAAGAGTTTCTCATCTT